ATCAGGAGAAGACACTCCTGTGGCTGTCCGAGAGGTGCAGCACACTAGAGCAGAGGATATCCCAGTTAGAGAATCCGTCGTTAATGTACAAGCGACCCAGTGCGAGTGATCAAGACTATGAGACTATCGCTCAGACACTTGACTACCTTCACAATAACATTGAGGGGTTAAAGAAAGATCTTTTGAAAGTGGCAACAGTAGTATGATAGTAATCAATGCTGAGAACATAAGATTATTCGCCATCATGGTACTTGGTATCATTTGGTTATATCTACTTGTAGAAACACTTGCAGTTGATTCTGTGGAAAACGAAAAGAAGAGGAGAAAATGACGGCACCAACAGGACCATTTTTAGCTTCAGTGGAAACTGTAGACACTGTTTCTACGGATGGAGCGAATTGTATCTATCCAGCAGCACCACTTGGAGGAGCTCCAATACTTACTACGGTACATAGTGGAGGAGTTCCTATCAGTATAATAGGACCAGCACATGTACCAACACCTATTGCTCCTGTAAAGGTTAATCCACTTAACCCAATTCCTTGCAATCCTGGTACACGATCTATGAAAGTTGGTAGTAACACTACTGTCTATTTCAATGGTCAATTACCATGTGTAGCTTCTGCACCACCACTGGGAGGAGATGAAACATTAGTTGCAGGGGCAGCTACTACACCTAGACCCTTGACAGGACCGTTTCAATGTCCTACAATAATAATCGGATCAAATATATAATTTATGGCAAAAATTAAAGCATCTCTGACTGGGCAGTCTTTCGTTGAGGCAATTCCCAAGAAAACTCGTCAGGGTACTGGGAAGCATACAAAGTATTCTGCGACTTCAGCAAATAAAGCGAGGAAGAGATACAGAGGACAAGGGAGGTCATGAAATTTCCTGAACGCCGAACGGGGGGTCACCGATGGATCTGAAAGAAAAGATTAAAAATGCGAATTCTAGAATTAAAGAACTAGAGTTCCTAATTAAAGAATGGAATAAAAAACTACCTAAGGAAAATAATAATGACTCTAACTAAACAAGTTGAAAGTTCTCTTAAAAACGCACAAGAGGACTTACGTGAAGCACTTGCGTTTGCTGCACGTACTGAGAAACCTTGGATAGTGAAGCACATTGCTGATATGCTAGCTAAGATTGACAGTATAGTAGATGTAGAAAAACTTATGTCCGATGTAGAAACATATATGGAGGATATGGAATGATAGTCGTATACATCATCGTAGGTCTATTATTGTTTCTTCTTGGTTGGGGCGTATGGTTAACCTTCGGACCTGGCAAGGAAGATTTAAGAGATCAAATAGATGAACATGCTAAGATGCATGAGTTAGGGATCGCACATGGGCACAGTCCTAAGAAGTAAAATAGTTTAAATAAACTTATACTATTCAGTGGTTTTATAAAATGGAACCACCTTTTCCACAGTACCCTAATTATATGAACGGACGACTTAAAAAAGTGGATATGGAATCACGTCTTCTTCATATAAAGAAGGGGATTGATGATAAAACTTGGTATCCTAATTGGGATAGTAAGGAAAGATGGGCAGCACAACAGGCATTGAATAATGCTTTAGATGTGCTTGATGAATACAACTATTAATATGACCGAAGATAAAATTAAATCTATATGTTATACTAAAGAAGAAGTTGATGCAATGATTGCCGAAGCTGTTGAAGAAGCACGGAGAATTGATGAAGCATCAATGGCAAAGCATAATAGAGAAGCAACTATCATTAGTATGATTCTAGGGTTTACTACCCTAGCATTATTTGTTGATGGGTTATTAAGAATTCTAGGTATCATTCCTCCCTTTATGCATATTGATGTTAATATTCTAGATCAGATTGTAGAGAGAGTAGAACGTGATATAATACCTCAAGTAGAAAAGTACAAATCTTATATTCCACGAATATGACCTTTTTAATCGCAGTAATGTCATTTGCAAACTTTGTTTTCTATCCTTTAGTGATAGGAACCATTATTGCAGTGATTATTGAACAGATTTTTAGATCTGTAGGTAATGAAGATGACCCCGAAGCAATAAAGAGGGTCTTTATCTCTATGGGTATTAGAAAATACCTATGGAGACAAGCTTGGTTATTCAATATTATTTGGTTTGTTGGATATTTCATTCTATTAGTTGTGATGAGACCAGGACAAAACCAAATGCCCGAAATGATTTGGCAAGGATAACCTATGGGACAAATTAATACACACCATGTTAGGAAGTATCTTCCTATTTTTGATACTATTATAGACGGTCATAAAGAAATTAACGTCTATCTGAAAGCAGTTTTAGAAGAATATAAGGAGAAATACCCAGAAAGTAACGAAAGTAACGTTAAGGCATGGCATAGTGCATGGAAAACCCATGAAGTTATGTCTCCTCATCTTGATAATTTTGTAAAATCTGTTACAAATGCTGTTAATTTTGTTGCTCAAGGGTATTTCCCTAAGTGTAATGCTGAATGGGTATGTAAAAATTTTTGGTTTGCTGATTATAAAGAGGGTGATTACACCGTTGCACATGATCATTGGCCATCAGCATTCGCAATTTCTTATTATGTTGAGCTAGACGAGAACCCTTCGTCTATAGTATTTGAACGTAGAGAGGATAGTAAGGGTATGTTTGACCAAGAATTGTGTTTAAAACCACAAATTGGTCAACTTTTAATCTGGCCATCTACATTAATGCATGAAGTTCCTCCTGTAAAAGGAAGACGAATCGTTGTTTCTGCAAATTTTGACTTATTAAGACATGCTTGACTACAAAACTGCTGGTGTTGACATAGATGCTGGTAATAATTTTGTTACTGACATTAAAGAAATCGTAAAATCCACTCATAGACCTGAGGTTTTGGGTGGATTTGGTGGTTTTAATGGAATGATGAGAATACCTTCTGGGTATGATAACCCTATTTTGGTATCTGGTACTGATGGAGTAGGTAATAAGTCTTATCTTACATCACTTTTTGCAACTGATAATCCAGATATCATGAAAGATGTAGGACAAGATCTAGTTGCGATGTGTGTCAATGACGTTATTACATGCGGTGCAGAACCTCTTTACTTCTTGGACTATATCAAATGTAATAAACTTAGACCAGAACTCCTCAAACCCCTTGTAGAGGGCATAGGTGATGCATGTAAAGAAGCAGGTTGTACACTACTTGGGGGAGAAACAGCAGAACATGGTGAACGTCCTGGAGATCCAGATCATTTAGAGCTTGCTGGTTTCTGTACTGGTGTTGTAGAGGAAAGAGATATTGTAGATGGTAGATCCATAAAGAAAGGAGATAAGATTATCGGTCTTTCAAGCAGTGGGTTACACTGTAATGGTTTTAGTATGGTTAGGTATCTTACATTCCGACATAAAATAATTTTAAAGGAAAACCCAGAAATACTTGCTCCTACTAGAATATATTCTAAGTTAGTAAAAACTTTAATAGATAACATACCTGTTCTTGGTATGGCAAACATTACAGGAGGTGGACTTGTGGAAAACCTTCCCAGATGCCTCCCAGAGGGTCTCAGAGCAGAGATAGACTATACAGCATGGAAACGTCCTGAAATCTTTAATATCATCCAGAACGCTGGAGAGATAGAGGAAGAAGAGATGAAGAGAGTTTTTAACTTAGGTATAGGTTATTGCTTAGTTGTTCCACCTGATGTAGTTCAAGAAAGTTTCTATGTCCTTAGAGCTTACGATTCTTTAGTAGAATCATACGATTCATTTGTTATAGGAGAAATACAATGATTATAAAAGGAAAAGTTAAAACAGTATTTTCCACTGATAAGGAAGATGAGGTTATCATACAGTATGAAGATAAAGTTACTGCAGGTAATGGTAAGAAAGAATTGTGGATAGAAGGTAAAGGTGAGGTCTGTTGTCAGATCTCTACTGTCTTGTTTAAGATGTTAGGGAAGAGAGCAGTAAAGACACACTATGTTAATATGCCTACTCATAAGGCAATGACTTGTAAGAAGGTAGATATCATTCCTATTGAAGTAGTAGTTAGAAATGTTGCTACTGGTTCTATTGTTAGAGATACCTTTGGTATTGAGGAAGGTACTAAATTTGAGCATCCTGTGGTAGAATACTACCTTAAGAGTGATGAGAAGGATGACCCTCTTCTAACATACCGTAGAATTAACCTAATGGGTTATGGTAAAGAACTTAAAGAGTTTGAATACCGTGCTCAGTGGATTAATAAGGAATTGAAAAAGATATTCCATAGTATGAGTTTAGACCTTATAGATTTTAAATTGGAGTTTGGATATGATGCTAAAGGAAATTTACTCTTAGCTGATGAACTATCACCTGACGGAATGCGACTCTGGAATCAGAGTACCAAAGAGAATTATGATAAGGACATTTTTAGAAAAGAAGGTGATGGAGAAAAAATGATAGAGAAATATAAAGAGATTCTTGGTAGTCTTCTTCAGATTCATGCTCGTGATGATGATGCATATAATGAGAGAACTAAGAAACCAGAATATGAGCAACCAATAAGAGGTCCGATCTAATGTATACAGCACTTCCACCAGAATTACATGTTAAAGATAGTTCTGTCGCAGGACAAGGACTATTTGCTAAAGAAGATATACCTGCTATGATGTATCTTGGTATATCACATATTGTTGTAAACCAATTTGGTCCTATATCTCCAGCTATTATGAGAACACCTTTGGGTGGATTTGTAAATCATAATGATGATCCTAATTGCATGAAGTGGTTTGAAGAACAGGAATGGGGTGATATCTATTATATGAAAACAATTAGGTCTATTAAGAAGGGAGAAGAGTTATTTTTGAAGTATACTTTCTATAGTGTAGATAAATAGAAACAGCCTATGCTGTGTCTAAATGCCAACCTTCCAGACGTTTAAAGATTTAAGCGTCACATTTAAGAAGCACCCTGTCACTGATGATCTTGTCACAGTGAAAGATAAAGCTGCGATTGTACAAGCAATCACAGGATTACTTCTTACTAGGAAAGGCGAAAGACCATTTCAACCAAACTTAGGATCTGGTATACAGAATCTTTTGTTTGAACCACTTGATTATGGATCTGCTGGTATTCTTAAATCTGAGGTTGCGAATGTTTTAAATCAATATGAACCACGTATTGAAGTTGATTCTATTCTTTGTGAACCTGATTTTGATAACAATGGATATGAAGTAGAAATATCTTACACTATTATCGGTAGAGATGACGCACCCATAGCAGTAGAATTCTTCTTAGAGCGTACACGATAATGCCGTATACACAGGTAGCCAATTTAGACTTTGAGGATATCAAAGTTGCCCTTAAAGAATACCTAAGGGCACAGTCAGATTTTACTGATTATGATTTTGAAGGATCAGCATTAGCGACTCTGGTAGATACACTCGCCTATAATACGTACTACACGGCGTTTAATACTAATATGGTAGTCAATGAACTATTCATTGATTCTGCCACTCTCAGAGACAATGTAGTAGCAATAGCAAAGCAGTTAGGATATAGACCAAAATCTGCTACGTCTCCTACAGCATATGTTTCATTTACAGTAAATTATACAAACCCAACAAGTGATACAGAGTTGTTACTTAAGAAGGGTACAGGTTTTATAACAAATTATGATAACAACATTTACAATTATGTTGTATTAGACGATTTCAAAGCACAGGTAGCAAATGATACAGCAATATTCACAAATGTACCAGTAAAAGAGGGAACATCACTTACTAATACATTTACTATTGATGAATCACAGAAATCGCAAAGATTTGTTCTTGATAATCAAAACATAGACACCAATACTATTAAAGTAAAAGTCTTCCCTGGTGGTGGAAGCTTTAGTGAACCATATCTAATAGCAGATAACATACTTGGTGTTGATGGTAACTCTAAAGTCTTTTTCTTAGATGAGATTGAAGATGAGAGGTATGAGATCCTAGTGGGTGACGGGGTTCTCGGCAAGAAGTTAGATGATGGTACACGTTTTGAAGTGTCATACCTAACAACCTCAGGTTCAGATAGTAATGGTGTTAAAACCTTTATATTCTCTGGTGTATTAGAAAATCCTGATGGTGTAACTCCAAATTCATATACCACCACTATTAACTCTACAGTTGCCTCATCTGGCGGTGAAGAGATTGAAAGTATTGATAAAATCAAATATACTGCTCCTAAGTCATATGGAACACAAGAAAGAGCAGTAACAGCACAAGATTACGAAGCAATAGTTAGAAGAGTATATCCAGCAACAAGCGATATCATTATTTTTGGTGGGGAAGATCAAGATCCTCCAGAATATGGTAAAGTTTTTATATCTTTAAAACCAAAAGATGCAACATACCTTACATCTTTAACAAAACAAGAAATTATAAAAGAGTTGAAGAAGTATGTTATTGCTTCAGTAGAACCAAAACTAGTAGATCCATCAGTTCTATATGTTGAGCTTACAAGTAAGGTTTATTACGATGGTAGTGTTACTGATCAGTCTACTTCACAGATTAGAGATAAAGTAATCGGTTCAGTTCAGTCTTATCTTGAGACTAGTGGGACTGAAAAGTTTAATGGTAAGTTTAGACATAGTAAAGCAGCTGCAGTTATAGATGATGCAGATAGATCTATTAATTCTAATATCACAGAAGTAACAATGAGAAAGGATTTCTATCCTTCACTCAATTCAACTTTCTTTTATGAAGTATGTTTCCAAAATCAATTTGATAAAGACTGTGATGAACCTACTCTGTCTAGCACTGGGTTTAGAGTAACA